GAAGTGGACATTCAAGTCGTAAGATATTTGTTCGACTTAAATGTTACCCAAAGTTTCAGCCAATTAACCTTTATTTCCTCAATCGTTTAGGAGGTTGGGATACCATGAAATTCGCATTGGTAAATCGCAGGATTTCAAGTTTTGAAAGAAACACATTTCAAAAACCACAATGGCAGACTTTAGATGGAAGTAAGAAAATAGCTGATGCTTATAATAGACTGAATGAAACAAGTATAAACTTCTCTATTCAGCATGCAAATAAAATGAGTTTAATATCTGATTGGATTAGCGAACAGGATTCATATTGGGGACAGCAGTTAGTTGCAAGTCCACAGGTTTACATGGAAATGAACGGAGGTTACTTCCCTGTAACGATAGACGAGAATCAATACGAGTTCAAATACGATAATTTCAATAAGACATTCAATATACAGTTAACCGTTACAGTTGGCAGAGTTATAAACAGTCAATTTAGATGAGGACACAGATATTCATAAATAACGAGGAACTTGATTTAGTAAAAGACATTGATGCTGAATTTACATTCGCTATTGATGACATTGCTGATTTTGGTAGTAAGAATACTACCTTTTCGAAGACAATAAGCATTGCAGGATCAGCTCAAAACAATAAGGTATTTGGATTCATATTTGACTTAGGTAATTCTAATTTCACAAATGATGACAATACGAATGTTAACTATGACTTTAATGCTTCTAAGGTTGCACCTTGTAGGATATTTGTAGATGGGATACAGATATTTAAAGGGGTATTGAGGATAATGGAGATCGTAATCACAGGATCAACTATAGAATATCAATGTTCCGTTTATGGGGATTTAGGAGGATTTATTTCAGCTTTAGGAAACAAGAGATTAGAAGACTTGGATTTTTCTGATTATAACGAAGACTGGACACTCGCAAACATTACTGGCAGTTGGAATAACATAAATGCTTCAGGGGTTTATTATCCTTTGATTGATTACGGAAACGTAACTTCAAATAATGTTGATTTTGACTTTAAGGCTTTTAAGCCTGCTTTGTATGTTAATGAATATTTAAAAAAGATTAAAGAAGGTTCAGGATATACTTGGGATTTCCCTTTACTCGAAACTAACCTGCTAAAAAGATTAGTTGTGCCTTCGAATAAGGCAGTTATATCAAACCCGAGTAATTCAGCATTTAATGCAACTGCAAACGCAGCAACTTACACAACAAATCAATATCCGAATTTTACAGTAGTAACTGCAGGGGATTTTACTTTAAGTTCAGGAAATATATACAAATATAACGGAGCTGCGAGTTTACCTTCCACAATAACTCTTGAATTACAAGGTTCAATATTGGACGTATATCCTGATCCACCACCTGACACAAATGTAACAATAAGTTTACAACTTAATGGAGGTACAATATCAAGTCAAACTATTCCTGTTGCATACGAACCACAGGGATTTTCAGTTAGCATAGTTTATAATCATACTTTCGCAACAAATGATACGATTAATGCCTATGTTAGTTCAGAGGCAACTCAATATGAGATCGTTCAAGGTATTTTAAAAGTTGATGCTCCTTCAGGTGCTGATGTACCTGTAAATTATGGAGAGCCTTTATTAATAAACAATGCAATTCCAAGAGGTATATTTCAAAGGGATTTCTTCTTGTCTATTTGCAAAATGTTCAACCTATACGTTTACGATGATCAATACGAAACAAATAAACTTCATATTAAACCTTATATAGATTTCTACGATGGTAGTTTTGTAGATTGGTCAAATAAAATTGATAGATCAAAACCTTTAAGCATTAAGCCAATGAGTGAAATTAATGCGAGGTATTATCAATTTAAATATAAACAAGATAATGACTATTACAATGAGAATTACAGAAAGAAGTACAATGAAGGGTACGGTGATCGTATATACGATACTGAATTTGATTTTGTTAAGGATACTGACTCAACTGAGATAATATTTGCAGCTACAGTATTAAGGCAAAAAGAAAGTACTGATAAAGTATATCCTGCTATTTATAAATTATCAGATAACAACACAAAGACCGATCCTATTGACTCAGTTATTAGGATTTTACAAGCTAAAAAATTAACAGGGGTTACTTCATGGAAATTAAAGAATGGAGCAACTGATTTGGCAACTTTAACAAGTTATGGGTATGCAGGACATTTGGATGATCCTTTTACTCCAACAAATGATATAAACTTTGGAGCACCAAAAGAAGTATTTTTTGATGCAACAACATATCCGACAACTAATCTATTTAATGCTTATTATTCAGACTATATGGCTGAAATTACAGATAAAGATAGCAAGTTGCTAAGTTGTAATATTTTGCTAAACGCAAAAGATATATTGAATTTGGATTTTGGAAAGTTAGTAATGATAGATGGGCAGCTTTTCAGGATTAATAAAATAGAAGGTTATAATAGCATTGATTATAACACAAGCAAAATCGAATTATTGAAAGTAATAACAAAAGTATTCTAATGGCAGAACAATTAAATTTACAGGTTAATGTCACAGGTAATGCCACGCAAAGTGTTGGAAGTCTTAAAAAAGAATTAAGAGAAGCAACTGCACAGGTAGCTTTATTATCTGATAAATTTGGAGCAACATCAAAAGAAGCTGTTCAGGCAGCTAAACGTGCAGCTGAACTTAAAGATAGAATTAGCGATGCAAAAGCATTAACTGATGCCTTTAATCCTGATGCTAAATTTAAAGCATTATCATCATCGCTTTCAGGTGTGGCTTCAGGTTATACAGCTTTACAAGGTGCAATAGGTTTATTCGGGGATAAAAACAAAGAACTTGAAAAACAACTCGTAAAAGTTCAATCTGCACTTGCATTTTCTCAGGGTTTACAAGGATTATTTGAAAGCATTGATAGTTTTAAAAACCTTGCAACTGTAATTAGAACACAAGTAGTCACTGCATTCTCAACATTGAGAGGTGCTATTATTGCAACAGGTATTGGTGCTTTGTCTATCGCTCTTGGTTTACTTATAGCAAACTTTGATAAAGTAAAAACTGCTTTATATAAACTCATACCTGGTCTTAAAACAGTTGGTGATTTTATAGGTGGTATTGTAGATAAAGTTTCAGGTTATCTTGGTTTTAAAGATGAGGAAGTTAAAAAAACAGTAGAGTCAAATAAAAAGGTTGTAGATGCTGAGGCTGAAAAAGCAAAACAATTAGAAGCTGAAAGAAAAAGAGCAGCAGAAGAAAGAAAAAGAAAAAAAGAACAAGAGTACCAAGAGGAACTTGCAAGATTAAAAAAACAAAAAGAAGATGAATTAGATGCACAACGAGCAGCATGGCAGCTTGAAATGCAAGCTATGGAAAATCGTAGTGATGAGGCAAAAAGAATTGCTAAAGAAGAAAATGATTCAGTTGCTGCATTATTTGAACAAGAAAATCAAGCACAGGCAGATATTCAAAATAAAAGAAGCCAAGAAATATTAAAACAAGATGCTGAAAATAAAAAATTAGCTGAAGACACAATTAAAAGAGAAGAAGCAAAACGTGATGCTTATTATATGTCCGCAACTGCTCTTGGGCAATTATCTGAAGTAGTTGGACAAACAACAGCAGCAGGAAAAGCTTTATCATTAGCTCAGGCAATCATTAATACTTATACAGGTGTTACAGAAGTGCTTGCAAATAAAACGGTAATTCCTGAACCATTTGGTACAATACAAAAAGTAGCTTCAGTTGGGATGATTCTTGCAAGTGGTTTAAGTGCTGTTAAAAATATAGTTAAAACACCAATAGCAGGTAAAGGAATGGGTGGTAGTGTTCCAACAGGCAGTTTAAATATGAATGCTCCTGTTGTACCAATGAATAATATTCCGACAACGAGAATCGATCAATCAAGTATTAATGCAATAGGAAATCAAGCGGTCAGAGCATACGTTGTTGAAACTGATATGACATCAAGCCAAAAGAGAATTGAAGCTATCAAGCAAAAAGCACGTTTTGGTTAAGTTGAAACTTTTATAATAAACAAACATTTATAGTTATGGAATTACCATTATTTGAATTAATGATCTCTGAAGACATGAATGATGATGCAGAGGTTAATTATGTTGCGTTGGTAGATAGACCTGCCATTCAAAAGAATTGGAATGCTTTTAAAGATAAAGTTAATTTCGAAATTGTTTCAGAAGATAAGCGTATCATTAGTGGCCCTCTTATGTTGGCTGATACCCCTATTTTTCGCAGCGATAGTACTCATGGCGATTACTATGTTACTTTTAGTAAAGACACTATTCTTAAAATTGCTCAAAGGTTTTTTAAGAAAGGTTATCAAGCTAACGTGAATTTGGAACATAATCCTGATTTTAAGGTAGAAGATATTGTAATGTTTGAAAGTTTTATATCAGATAAAGAAAGGGGAATACCACCAATGAAAGGATTTGAAGATGCTCCTGATGGATCATGGTTTGGATCGTTCAAAGTTTATAATGATCAGGCTTGGGCAAAAGTAAAAAGTGGTGAAGTAAAAGGATTTTCTGTTGAGGGAGTATTCGAATATAAGAGAGAAAAATCTGCTGAGCAAAAAATGATAGATGATATAAAGGAAATTTTATCATCTGTTAAGTGGTAACTATTTGTATTAATTAACATTTAAAATAAAAGTATGAATCCTAAAGACGCAATACTAAAAATTAAGGCACTTTTCGAAGATATGCCGCAAGTTGAATCTCCTGTTCAAGAGGAAACTAAAGTTCAATTCTCTGAATATACTTTGGAAGATGGTTCAAAAATTCAAATTTCATCTCTTGAAATCGGTGGAGATGTTACAGACGCAGATGGTATGGCACTTCCTGATGGCGAATATAAGCTATCTGATGGTCAAAGCATTACTGTTTCTGTTGGTAAAATTTCCGAGATTTCTTCACCTGCTGAAGATATGCAGCCTGAAGAAGCACCACAAGATATGGAAAAGAAAATGCAAGAAATGGCTGAACATTTTGCTGCTAAAATTGCAGAATTGGAAGGCTTGAATAAGGCATTAAACGAAAAAATCGAAACTATGGAAGCAAAAGCCAAGCAAGGTTTTAGCCAAGTAGTTGAATTAATTGAAGAAATTTCAAAAGTTCCACAAGCTGATCCGATTGAGAAACCACAATCATTTAAGTTTGAGGAAACAAAAGACATTAAGTTTGATAGACTTAATAAATATCGTAACGCAATTTTAAACAATAAAAACTAAGAAAAATGGCTTTTAACGTTTCTGCTCTTGCAGATTACACAGAACAAAACGAAGCATTGCTTGTAACTTCAAGTGTGCTTGGTGCTAAGACTGCATCTTTGATTAAGAGTGCAGGTAACGTAATGGTTGGGGTTAAATCCGCAGAAACCATTAATATCATGGATACTGATGCTGTATTTCAGGCAGGTGGAACTTGTGGCTTCAATGCTTCAGGTGCAACTACCTTCACTCAAAGAACAGTAACAGTTGGTAAAATTAAAGTTAACGAAGCTCTTTGCCCTAAAGATTTGGAAGCAAAGTATCTTCAAAAAGCATTGCCTACAGGTTCAATGTACGATTCAATTCCTTTCGAGCAAGAATTTGCTGATAAGAAAGCTAAGAGAATCGCTGCACAACTTGAAACTGCTATTTGGCAAGGTGACACTTCATCTGCTGATGTTAACTTGAACAAATTTGATGGTTTGGTTAAGTTGATCGGTGCTGCTTCAGGAGTTGTTGCTGCAAACGCATCTACATATATTTCAGGTGCTCCTTTGTCAAGCATTACTGCTGCTAACGTAATCAGCATTTTCGATGGTGTTTACAAAGCAATCCCTGCACAAGTTGTAGCTGCTGATGATATGACTATCTTCTGCGGTCAAGATTTGTTTAGAACATATACACTCGCATTGAAGAATGCAAATATGTTCCATTACTCTTTCGATGGTAAAGCTGATTCTGAATTTGTACTTCCTGGCACTCCAATTAAAGTTGTAGCTGTTGCAGGTTTAAATGGTACAAACAAGATTTATGCTTTGAGATTGAGCAATATGTTCTTGGGAACTGATCTTCTTAACGAAGAAGAAAAATTCGAAATCTTCTACGCAAAAGAAGCTGATCAAGTACGTTTTGTATCTGAGTTCAAAATGGGTGTGAATATCGCATTCCCTGATGAAGTAGTGAAATTCATTCTTGCATAATAAAAAGGGCAGCCTAAAAAACTGCCCTATTTTTAAATAAATAAAACTTAACAAAATGGCTTGTGCTTTAACGCAAGGCTATGCATTAGATTGTAAAGATTCACTCGGTGGTATAACCGAAGTGTACTTTATGGCTTCACAAGATGTAAGCTCTTATACTGTTTCAGGAGGTGTAGTAACTGCACTTTCAAAGAAAGCAGGTAAGAGATTTTACAAATATGAACTCGTAAAGGGCACTTCGAGTTTTGTTGAGAATGTTAATGCATCTGTTGAAAATGGAACTATTTTCTATCAGCAGGAATTGACAATCATTCTTAATAAGCTACAGGCTAATACAAGAAACGAAATCTTGTTGTTGGCTAAGAATCTTTTGGTTGCAGTAGCTAAAGATAACAATGGTAAATATTGGTACTTAGGATTAACTAAGGGATTGGACATAACAGGCGGTTCTGCTCAGTCAGGTGCTGCTCTTGGTGACAGAAGCGGTTACTCTTTGACTTTTACAGGCACAGAGGCTGATCTTTCTCCTGAAGTAAGTTCTACAGTTGCTGGACAATTGGAAACAGCAGGTTCATAATAGATAGTGTTTAAATGGTGAGAGTGCCCTGCCTTTTGGTGGGGCATTTTTGTTAAATTCAATCACTTTTGACATTTATTAGTGTGATTACATTAACGAAAGGACAGATTCAATATATATATTTAACGTTAACAGAAAAGCAAACTATTTCTGCACCTAATTATTTATTTGTGTTTGAACAAAGGTCTACAAATACAGAAGTAAAATTTGTTTTAACTAACGCAAAAGATTTATCTTTATATAAGGATAGATATAATAAGTTTCAAATTAACGTTAATCAATATTTTTTGAGCAAGTTAAATGGTCAATATACATACTCAGTATATCAACAGACATCATCAACCAATACAAGTACAAACGGATTAACACTTTTAGAAAGTGGAATCATGATGCTTGATGGGGATGGCTTTGAATATACAGAGTATGCAACTAAAGACACATATAAAATAAGACAATGAGTTTAGAAAATCAGTTTGTTTTAGTTCAATTTGCAGAAGCCAAGCAGCCTGAATACGTTGAGAAACGAGGTGAAGGTTGGGTAGGATATGGTCATCGTAATGACTATCCTAATTATCTCGTTGAACTATTTAATAAATCAGCAAAGCATAATTCAATTATCAAATCTAAGGTTCATTACATTTGCGGAAACGGATGGGTAGGAAATAAGGATTTTATTGATCATGTTAATAGAAGTGAAAGCCTTGATGATCTTACAAGAAAAGTCAGCACAGATATTGAAATTTTCGGTGGTGCTTATATGGAGGTTATTTGGGGATTGAATAAAGTAGCTGAGATATGGCATATTGATTATACTAAAATTAGGACTAACAAAGACAATACACAATTCTGGTATAAAGAGGAATGGAAAGATAGCAAAGAAAAATACAAAGTTTATCCTGCTTTTAATCCTAAGAATCCACAAGGTAGTCAGATTCTTTATATAAAGGAATACAGACCATATACACAGGTTTATGCTTTGCCAGGTTACTTTGGTGCATTAAATTATATTGAGTCAGATATCGAAGTTTCTAAGCATGTTTTAGGAAATGCAAAGACTGGATTTAGTGCGAGTAAGTTAATCACTCTACCTAATGGAGAACCTTCACCTGACGAGCAAAGTGTGATTCACCGTAAATTTAAGAATACATATACAGGTGCTGATGGTATAAAATATATGCTATCATTTGTAAATGATGCTTCAAGGAAACCAATCATTGATGACTTGGGGCAATCAGATTTGACAAAAGAAGACTTTGCAAATGTGGATAGTCTAATTCAGACTAACATATTTAGCGGTCATCAAATTACAACACCTTCAATTTTCGGTATTGCAGAAGCAGGAAAACTTGGGAGCAGAACTGAAATGCGAGATGGTTATGAGATTTTCAAGAATACCTATGTAAACGCAAAGCAAATGTTTTTGGAGTCAACTTTTAATCAGTTGGCTAATTATGCAGGATATAATGAACCTATGAAAATCATCCCTACCGAGCCAATCGGTATTGAACTTTCTGAAGCTACATTGCTTGCTATTGCACCAAAAGAATGGCTACTCGAAAAAGCAGGTATTGATATTACAAAGTATCAACATGAAACTGTACAACAACCTGTACAAAATCCTGTACAACAATCTGTACAGATGGCACAGCAGTTTGACTTTTCTTCTCTAAATGAATTTGGGGAAAGTAAAGAAAACTTTAATGTATTTAAACAAAGATCATATTTCCAAGAAACACAATTATTCGAGGATGTTTCTCAGTTGCAGTCTAATATATTGGATTTGATAACTAAGGATAAAAGAATCACTCCTGAGGTCATTGCAGACGTTTTAAAGGAAGATATTGGAGTTGTTAAGAGAATACTCGGTGTGATTGAAGATAAAGGTTATATCGTATCTAAAGAGGTTTCTATTGGGAAAGGAGATAATGAGTCAACAATAATCGAAAGAAAACTAACTGCTCCGATTAGTGATATTGTTGAAGGTATGAAACCAAAAACAACTGAATTTTTAATCAGATATTCATACGAATGGAGGCAGGGGTTTAACAATAGTGATATTGATACATCTAGAGATTTCTGCAAATATTTTGTAACAACAGACAAAATGTATAGCAGAAGTGAAATCGAAGCCATGAGTGCAAGACTTGGATACGATGTATTCAGTAGAGGCGGTGGATGGTACACAATACCTGACACAAATAGACACAGACCTTATTGCAGACATGAATGGAAAGCTAACGTAGTAACAAGAAAATAAGATGAGTTTAAACATATTATTCATATCGCCAGATACGATTAAGGAAAGATCAGGACTTCATTACAATGTTGATGAAAAATTGATCAAGCCTGAGATTAAAACAGCACAGGATATTTACATACTTCCTGCTGTTGGATCAGCTCTTTATAACAGACTTCAAAGTGGAGTT